GCGACCGACCACGACTCATATGTCCCGGAAACCAAGGTTACTCAGGATGGTCGGTCTTCCTAGTTACTGTCCTCTCAGCTCTCACTAAGACTTGGGACAGTGCTTACCGAGTCGGCGACAACCTCGAAGATCTGCAGAATCATATTACTGACGGCATGAAAAAGTTCCGTGATCCTGTGATGATCCCCACTGATGGTTCAGCTTGGGACTCGACTCAGTGGAGAGAGAAGTTCAAGATCCTCGACCACCCTTTCATAGACGCCACAAGAGAACTGCTTCTCCTGTACACCAAGAAAGTCGTCGACCTTCACTTCCCAGGTGCCAACCCCGAGAGAATAGTAGATGAAGTCATCATGAACTGGAAGTCCGACGAAACCTTCTGCTTCTTCACCATCCCTGGCATCGACGCTTTTCTCCCCAAGAACACTGAGATGAACAAGATGAAATCCAAGATCGGTGGCGTTTCTCCGGGTTCAACCGAAGATAAAGTGGCTCTCTCTCTCTTTGATGGTGTGGTTAGCGGGAGGTGCGTTGTCACCACATGGGGAAACACGCTCCGTAACAAGGAAGAAGCCCGCTTCCACCTCCACAACGCCGGCATTAAGAACTTCACCCTCCAAACAGCTGGAGACGATTGCCTGGTGATGTGTGAGAGAACCGATGCACCTGCCTACCAGAAACAAGTCCTACTCCACTCTGCCCGATCCGCTCAAGACCTCGCGCCAGCCGGTACCGGAAATATAGTCAAGAGTGTCCCGATTGTTGAGATTGACCACTACGACTTTTGCAGCAAGACACTCTGGCTTGACGGAGAAGGAAGGCCTCAGACTATGACTCGCGGGCTGCTTAAAGCCCTCCTGACTAAGCAGAACTGCCCAGACCGCCTAAATCATCTACCTCCGGACGAATGGCTTTCTGCTCTTGCAACTGCTGCTCACTACGAGATGCCACATCACCTTCTTCAGCTGATCCGCACCAAGAGATCTTTGAGCTGGAGTCGTGATGTTAGAGCCGCTTTTGCAGCCACCGACCACGTTTCGGTCGCCACTGGCCAGATCACCGACCAGGCCTTGGAAGCCTGGCTCGAAGAAAGCGGAATATGCCACCGCAATATAGTTGAACT